GACCTGCACGACATGTGCGACCACGTCAAGAACCACAAGGGCAAGACCCTGAGCAAGTTCGATCGCCGGACCGGCAAGAAGGAAGACATCCTGGTCTTCGAGTCCTGCCACAAGATCTCGTTCTTCGAGCTGTCCTATGTGTTCGAGCCTGCCGACGAGACTGCGGTGGCCTCCAAGGTCGTGGTCGCCGGTCTGGACAAGAAGGCCGACCACGAAGCCAACCCCTTCGACCCCCGACTGTTCGGGTCCTCCCGGATCGCCGCCTGGGGGTCCACCCCGCACGACACCCTGGTCAACAGCATGGGCGACGGCCACAAGCTGCATGTGTTCAGCCCCCACGTCGCCCCGGCGATCAAGGACAGCCACCCGATCATCCCCGGCGAGAGCATCGTCCCGGAGGGCGGCAGCCGCCAGCATGAGTGGGTTCACACCCATCACGGCGAGCCGGTCAACTCGGGTTTCGCCAGCTCCCAGGAGGAGGCGGTCCAGTCCGCCGAGCAGTCCCACAAGGAGCTGACCGGAGGCTGGGACCCCGACTCCGACGTCTTTGACCCCCGCCAGTTCGGGGCCAGCCGTAAGACCGCAGGAGAGCGGCCCGACTTTCCCTGGATGCACTGCGACTGCGGGCACAACAAAACCGAACACTCGACGGGCAGACACAAGTCCTACGACGTGTACGGCTGCACCAAGCCCGACTGTGATTGCACCAAGTTCAAGTCCATCAACACCAGGCAGTCCGGCAAGTACACCAAAGAGGATTTCGCTGCCGCCGGTGGTAAGAAGCCCTGGGAGAACGACACCGACACCGACACCGAGGACGCCGACGCCATCGAGATCGAGGCGATGCTGATCACCGCCGATTCGGCGGCGCAACCGCTGCCGGATACTTCATCCTCCTATGACCCGGCTGAGGGAATGGCGGCGGGAGCGATGGCGGGAGCAGCCGGTGGGGCCGCCTCCGGTGCCGCCCAGACGGCCACCGACATCGCCAAGAGCGTCGACGGCCAGCCCTACGAATATGGCGGCAACGGGCCTAACGGCCCCACCAACACCGTAACCGGTCAGCCCAGCCAGAACTATGACTGCTCCTCGCTGACGGGGGACGTGTACAACGCGCTGACCGGGAAGGGCACCGGGCAGGGCCATCAGACCACCGACAACAGCGGCAAGAAGGTGGACTTCACTACCACCACCGACATGCCGTCGCTGGGGTTCAAGCCGGGCACTCAGCCGGGAGCGTTCAATGTCGGCGTCAACCCGCAACCGGGTGCCTCCGGGCACACCTCCGGGGAGCTGGGTGGGGTCGGATTCGAGTCCTCCGGAACCGACGGCGGCGAATACGGCTCCGGCGCTCGTAGCGTCAACAGCTTCCCCCAGCAGTGGCACCTCCCTGGCACCAGCTCTACCTGGTCCCAGCCGGTCCACAACCAGGTGATGGATGCCTTCGGCCAGGGTCCGAATTATATGTGGCAGAACAATCCGGGACAGAGCGCGGTGAAATCCGGTTCCCGGCATGTGCACTCCGGGATCTGCCTGCCCGGACAGCCCTGCTACAACAACCTCGCCCAGGGCGAGCAGATCACCAAGGATTCCCCCAACAACCCGGTCAACCAGCCCGACGCCGCTGCCTCCGTTGGCGGCGCTGCGGGTTCCGGTGGCGGTGGCGGCAGCGCCGGGTCCTCGCCGTCGGAATTCGACATCAGCCAGTGGAAGTCTGCCGACGACTACGCCAAGGCGATGAGCGGCAAGGCCTACAACTATGGCGGCGCAGCCGGTAACCCGGACGGGGTGGACTGCTCGGGCTACATGTCCGACATCTACTCGATCTACTCCGGCAAGCCGACCCGGTTCACCACCGACTCTGATTTCGCCGCCCTCGGATTCAAACCCGGCTACAAGGACGGCGCGTTCAACATCGGCACCGACGGCGGTGTCGGCACCGGCGGCCACATGGCCGGGACTCTGCCCGACGGCACCAAGGTGGAGTCCAGCGGATCGGGCGGTGTCCAGTACGGCGGCTCCGCCATCGGGGCACAGGATTTCAGCCAGCAGTGGCACTACCCGGTGTCGAGCACCCCGGCGACACCGGCCACCGGTGTGGCACCCACCCAGCGCGCGGCCAGCGCCACCGACGACTACGAGATGTGGAAGTACGAGCACGGCGAGCAGGCCGAAGCCGAGGGCACCCACGGCATCAACGAGCACTTCCCGTCCTGGGAGCAGCGCCGCTGGCTGGACCAGCAGGATCGGCTGCAGCGTAAGCTGACTAGCTCCAATGATGATGCGATGAACGACCTGGTGCGGATCGGCGGCGTCGAACCCTGGCGTGGAATCAAATTGTCCGCCCCGCGCGGGTCGGGTCGGGTCCCCCGTAACCTGCAGGGCCTGGTGGGCACCTGGATCAGGCACCAAACCATTCAGCACGGTCCCGACGGAAAGCCGGTTCGCGACCCAAACGGCAAGGTGGTCCGGGTCCCGGCCAAGCCCTTGGACCCCTCCAAGCCGGTGTTCGTTCATTACAATTTCCCGGCGGTCAAAGCCCAGAAGCAGACCGGGGTCCCGCAGCCCCACCTGTGGTCGGTGGAGCAGGACGGCTATGTACGCGGCTACACCAACCGTCTGCACATGTCGGGGGGACCTGGACCCGACGGTCGTGTGGTTCTCAGCGTCCAAAAGAGCGGCGCAGACAAGGCTATGCAGTCGGGGGTCCGGAATGTGCACGCCGGGGCCGAGGGGTATCTGGCTCCGCATCCCGAACAGCCGTTGCCGTACTCCAAGATCAACTACGATCCTTTCCGGCAATTTGACCCAGCCACCGGCGGCAATTTCTTTTATCACGAGGATGACTACGACCATCCGGTGTCATCGGTCGACGAAATGCACTTCAGCCAGCACGCTCAGATGCATGGCGCGCAGGCCGATAACTGGATGCGTAGCTCAGAACCGCAGGTGGTCTTTCCGCCTCCCCCCGATCTCAATGCCAGCAATCTCGACACCGTCCGCCCCGACATCATGGAGCAGGCAAAGCTGCGAGGCAGGCCTCCCCAACAAAGGAGCAGTGCTTTGAAGAAAATTGCCCGCCGCCGCGCCCTGAAGCTGGCCTGGGGTGAGGTTGAAGCTCCGATGGCCGTCGATACCCTCCGCGAGGAGGGCAGCGCGCCCGAGGATGACGACGACGATTTCGAACGCTACGTCGACCCGCCGAAAGACTTGCAGACCCCTGACCTGTCCCAGGCCCAGCAGGTCGACCGCCAGCAGGAAATCCAGGGTGCCCCCACCGACCAGACCGGCGGGGTCCCCGGCGCAGCCGAGGCTTCCCCCCAGGGTCAGCCGCAGGCTCCTCAGCAGCAGTATCTGACCCTGCAGATCCCGATGCCCTCGGAGTCACCGCAGGTGCCGATGCAGGCCGCTCCCCCGGTGGCCGCGCCGATGCCTCCCCAAGATCCGGGGATGGGGCAGCCGCCGATGCAGATGTCGGCGTCTCTGCTGGATTACTTCGACAGCTACTACGGACGGCGGGTCGCCAACTGGCTCGACGCCATCGAAGCGAGGCGGGACTTCACCCCCGCCGAGGCCGCCGACTATCGACGGCAGACAGAAAAGCTCTCGACCCTGGAAAACGGGCGAGAACTTTCAACAACCAATAGGAACCCCACGAAAGGAACCGCCAACATGGCACGCAGCACTATCGCCAGCCGGTCCGAGGTGGCTCGCGCAGGGCGGCGTCAGCACTTCGCTGAAGGTCCGCTCGTGGACGGCGGAGAACGTGGCCGCAACGACCAGGGCGAGCAAGAAGAGGCTTTTCTGAGCCAGACACCGCCCCCGGTCGCCGGTGAATACCCCGAAGATTGCTGTCCTGACATCTCGAACACCGAGAACAATCTGGTCGCCCGCGTCCAGCAGGGCCGCGCCCAGCTGCTCCGCGACGCCCAGCAGCTGGCTGGACTTCGCCAGCGTCGGGCGTTCGACGAGGCCGGTGGCCCGACCGCCGAGGTTGTTGACCCCCGCGTCAACACCGGCCCCGAGGGTGAGGCACTGACCGGCGACGATTTCATCTCCGCCGACCCCAACGACGGCGTCGTGCCGACCAACCCGAAGGACGCCTCGCTGCGTGCCTTCCAGGCGTTCGACAAGTGGCTGGCCTCCAAGACCGGAGCTTCCAGCCGCCGCCACAGCGAGGTGACCATCAAGAAGGCCGCCGCGCAGTTCTCCCGCGAGGCTGGCATCAGCCCCCAGGCGCTGTTCCCCGCGCTGGGCATCGTGCTCCGGGAGGCTCGTAAAAACGACAAGCAAGCCAATACCAAGGGAGCCAAGATGCGGAAGCGTTCCAATGAGTCGCTGGATGTCGCAGCGCCGGACGGTCGCGTGGACGTTGAGGCCCCGGTCGAGAATGTGACGAGCGCGGAAGCACAGGCCTCACAGTTCGACCTCCGCGACTTCGGCGACAACGCCGGAGACGATGTCGCCAAGCCCGATCTGAGCACCGATCAGAACTGGGCACCCGGCGAAGCCAGCGGCAAGAAGGCAGCTCGTGTCAAGACCGCCGGTGGCCTGCTGGCCATGCGGTGCGCCGAGGGCATGATCTCTGCCGGGCTGGAGCCGAACTCCCGCGAGCGGAAATATCAGCTCGCCGCCGAGTTCGAAAACATGAATCGCGGCCTGATCCAGGATCGGGTCGCGTTGCTCGAAAGGTTCGCCGCCGTGCGTCAGGCGGATCTTAGAAGGGTCGCCAGCGGATCGTCTCGCGGGGCCGCACGTTCGCCGATCCCGGCAGGACTCGGTGGTGGAACCCGCACCGCAGCAGCCCCGCAGCGACTGGCAGCGCACGACCCCAGTAACGATTCCTCGTTGTTCATCTGAGCAGCACAAGACACTCTGAAAGGAGGAGGAGATGTTTCGTCCGCCGTTGTCAAACCCGGCCCAGAAGCGCACACTGCGCCCTCTGTACGCAAACCACCAGGCCACGCCCTGGGGTGGGTTTCTCGACCCGAACCTGAACGTCGACTTCGACATCCTTCCCGGAACCGTGATGCAGCGGTTGTACGGTGAGGTTTTCGCGCCTTACACCGGCGCAGCGGGCACCGTCCCGTTCGGCCTCTCGGCCCTGTTCGTCGCCCCCAAGCTGGGCGTCAACGAGGTCTCCTCGACCGGCACGGGTCTGTTCACCGTGTGGGTCGGCGGCGACCAGGCGGTCTTCGAGGTTCTGGCTCCGGCCTTCGACGTGGACGCCACCTGGCCGACCGTCACCGGACCGGGCCGCCGCATGCTGACCGCCAACTCCAAGGGTCGCCTGACCCCGGTCGGCGCGACTGCAGAAAACGCGATCGCCGAATTGATCGACATCCCGTCACCGGACAAAATCGTCATTCGCCTCAACCGTGTGGACTTCAGCGCCGCCACGGTCAGCCTGGCAGGGGGTAGCTAGCCATGAGTCTCCCAGTAGCAGCGGGTAGCGGCTTGGGCCGCTTCGCCCGTTCCAGCGACGATTACGTCAGCGACATCGTGGGGGCCAAGCGCCGCCTCGGTGGACGCAAGCTCAGCGCCCGCGAGAAGCAGGCCAAGCTCGCTCACATCTTGAGCGACAAGGTCGGCGGCATCCAGCGCCTGGGTCAGTCGATGATCGGCCCGATCCAGCTTCAGCTGCGGTACCAGGGCATCCTTCGCAATGTTTTGCTGGAGGACACCCTGACGCCGGGTGTGCCGATCTTCTACGACGTGCTCGATGACCTGGGGCGTGCCTACATGCTCCACGGCAACGAGGGCGAAATCAAGATCACGCCGTTCGAAGGCAAGCGCGTTGAGGTGCAGCTTTTCCGCATCGCTTCGTTCCCGCAGATCAAGAAAGAGGATCTGTACTACCTGCGTTCGAACATCGTCGAGTACACCCAGGACATGACCAAGCAAGCGATCATGCGGCAGGAAGACTCCCGCCTGATCACTTTGCTGGAGGCAGCTGCGGTGTCGTACCGCGCGGTCGACACGTCCTCGGTGCCCGGCACCGGCGCGCTGCCCAACGAGATCACCGTCGCGGGTAACTACCTGCAGCCGGATGACCTCTACACGGCGGTCACCTACACCGATCAGCGTCAGTTGGACTCCTCGCGGTTGCTCTGCAACCCGCAGGAGTACCGGGACTTCTATCGGTGGGACATCAACACAACCGGTTGGGCCTTCAAGGACTCGGTCGTGGCTGGCGAGCGCATCGTCCAGTTCGGCGAGTTCCAGATCGGCAAGTCCATCATCATCCCGCGCGGCACGACCTACCTGACCCCGGACCCCGAGTTCCTCGGCGTGTTCCCGGTCATGTATTCGCTGGATGTCGAGGAAAACAACCAGGTGGAGCAGTTCCACAAGGGCTGGGTCATGGATGAACTCGTGGGAATGGCGGTTTTGAACCCCCGAGGCATCGTGATCCTCCGCAAGGCGTAGGCTTCTGACCTGCGTTAACAGCCAGTCGGCCCCTCTCCCAGCAAACTTTGGGGGAGGGGCCTTCTGGTGAGTGAACCTAATCGGCATGGAAATACTCAATCTGTTTCGGCTGGTCATGAGAGTTTGCTGGACAATTGCGCGCTGTGTCCGGCCTGATGACTGACGTGAATAGATAGGCAGAAGGAGGCGAGGTGAGCCTGGATGTCGTCGCAATGGGTGGACGCCAGCGGAATTCGGTGGCGGTACTCGACGGTGTCGAAGTCCTGGCAGCGCCTGGTCGACGGGACCTGGATGGTTGCAACGCCGCCCGCCGGTGGGCTGCAACGGGTTAGCACCAGTGGAGGGCGTGATGTCGTGACCGCACCATTGTGGCCAGCCGATCAGGACTGCCCGCCGGACGCGCAGTGGATCGACGAGCACGGCGATCTGTGGCGCTACTCTTCGGGGCGCTGGCAGCATTACATCAACGGGGTCTGGAACAACGCCAGCCCACCCTCCGGGGGGTTGAAGAAGCTCAACGCCGACGAAGATCCCGGTCAGGTTATTGTCGTTGAACTGCGCGGCCCGGAAGGTCCGGAAGGTCCACCCGGACCCCCCGGAATCCCCGGAATCTGGGTCTCGGAGGTGCTCCCCGCTCAAAGCCAGAACGGCGTCAACGTCACCTTCGCGTTGTCATCCCAGGCGGATCTTGGTCAGGCCTTCCAGGTGTTCCGCAATGGACTCATGGAAATGCCGGGGTACAGCTACCAGGCCACCCCCACCTTCCTGACCTTCACCACCCCTCCCCTAGATAGCGACGTCCTGCTGGTCATCTATCAGAAAGCGCAGTAAATCATGCCTCAAACCCAGATCAACGGTGCGACCCAGATCAGGTCGGCCTCCATCACCTCCGACCGGCTGGCGCTCGGCACCATCGCCGACGACCGGCTGGCGGTCTCCTACGTCCGGGCCGACGGGGCGCGAGCGTTCAGCGCCGCCCAGTCGATGGGCAGCAACCGGCTGACCAACCTCGCCGACCCGACCAACGCCCAGGACGCGGCCACCAAGGCCTACGTCGACGGCCTGATCCAGGGCTTCGACTGGAAGGCCTCGGTCAAGGCCGCGACCACCGTCACCGGGACTCTGTCCACCGCCTACGCCAACGGGTCGGTGATCGACGGGGTCACCCTGGCCACCGGCGACCGCATCCTGATCAAGAACCAGACCACCGGCTCCGAGAACGGCATCTACACCGTCAACGCGACCGGTGCACCGACGCGGGCCGCCGACGCCGACGCCAGCGCCGATGTCAGCGCCGGTCTGACCGTGTTCGTCAGCCAGGGCACCGCGCTGGGCAACTCGTCGTGGACGCTGACCACCGACGACCCGGTCACCCTGGGCACCACCGCCCTGGTCTTCGCCCAGGTCGCGGGCGGCTCGCTGTACACCGCCGGGGCTGGCCTGACCCTGACCGGCTCGACCTTCGACATCGTCGCCGCCGACACCTCGCTGACGGTCAACGCCGACAGCGTCCAGGTGCGGCTCTCCGACGCCTCGCTGGAGGTCTCCTCGGGTCTGCGGGTCAAGACCGGCACCGCCGGTCAGGTGTACATCGCCAACTCCTCCGGGGTGCTGACCCCGACCACGCTGTCCGGCGACGTCACCACGGTGTCGTCCGCCGGTGCGGTGACCCTGGTCTCCACGGTCATGAAGACCACCAACTACGTGGTGCGGGAGACCCCGTCGGGTCTGGTGAACGGCTCCAACACCACCTACGTGCTG